TGCACTACGCAAACTAGGCACTTCTAATTTGTTTTCAATAATGACATAATGCAACATCACCCATCGCGCTTCGCCATGCCCAGCGGGAACATAAGCAAAGAATTTTGCGCCAACCGCACCATACCAACTGAACTCAATTTTATACATGGTCACGCGAGACAAGTCCAATTGCCATCCCGTGTCTGATTGATTTGCACTGACTTGATTGCCGTTCCAAGAAAGACGAGGAATTTTTGTTTCTAAGATAGACCCATCTGGATTTGAGCGTTTGTAAATAATGTACAAATCACTGCCTTTTTCAAGCTGAAAATAATAACCATCGCCATAATCATTCCTGCATCCCCATTGAATGATTTCACCATTGTGATCGCTTCCCGTTGACATGCGAACACCCATGGTGAAGCCCGTAACTCGACCGGGTTGATACCTGAACGTGCGCTTGCTTTCCCAATAAGCGTTCATTACGCCATTGGTGAAGCCACCAGGAAATCTCCCGGTGTTGTCATCAATGGAATAAGTGAAACTGATTGGCGGAGGATAGCAATAAGCTTGCAACGCGCTTTCGTATGGAAGATGCCTTCTATAAACACCAAAATCACCATCAAACGTGTAGTCAGAAGGATCGAGAAAATATGTGTAACTAAAAGAGCCACCAGGGCTTGCCGCCCATTCTTTTCTATTGACGCCATAAATATTGACGGCATTAAAAAGATTTAATGCAACTTCAGCGCGTTCAATGCCAAGTAATGTAGTTGATACTTCACTTTCCTGCCTATTGGTTACGTCAACAGAAACCGCTCTTTCCTCATCATTTACCGTGACGATAGAAACTATATCGGGACGTGATACAAGGATCAAATCCGAAAAAGTCTCTCCTGTTAACTGCTCTTTCGTATTCGGATCAATCAGATTAAGTCCAGTCGTAAAATCAATTAATTCCGCATCAATTTCAGTTTGCCCAGCGCGTTGAACGTTTTCGGCAATTTGATAATAATTCTCAATATTATCCCGATACGAGCTTGTCATTAGCCCGCCTCCTTAAACTTGCTCTTCCCAAGTTAACGCAGCACTCGCATCAATGCTTCCCGAAGATGCCTGAGCAAACACATAAAGGCTATCGCCTTCGGTCGCAGTCAATGGATAGGAAAGATAGTCTTTGTTGTAACCAAAGTAAGGAGCCAAGTCAATATCAACACCACCTTCACCAACAAAAAATGTGGCTACTGTTGTTCCACCAGAAACAGTATCAATACTAGAACTTGTAGTTACATTAACTGGACTCAGCGATCCAGCAGAAGAAAACGATGGCGTGCCAGATATAGTCGTGGGGTTTTTAATAAGCCTGACAACTCCTCGTCCACTCGTGCCAACACCAAGTCTTGTAGGATAAACCTGCATACGATTACGAATCGAATTCACCTCTTCCTTCACTTCAATAGCAAGAAGCATTGTGCCATTAGTATCTACGCTACGATCGCTGCTATTGCTTTGACTGCGAGCAACAATTGTTCCTTTATCCCCTCCATCGATGTAATAAGAAGCACCGTATTTATAAACAGAATTTTCGTTTCCACTGGTTGCTTTTTGGACAAGATAACTAATAGGAAGCGTTGGATTGGCGAGACTAGGGCTCGTGAGCTGATTTGATGTACGAATATGATGCATCCTCACCCATCGCGCTTCTCCTGTCGTCGTGGCATCAGGAACATAGGCCAAGAAATGACCACCAACAGCGCCATACCAGCTATATTCCGTTTTGAACATCGTAACTTTAGAAAAGTCGATGTCCCAAACAGAAGTTAGAGTTTGGATGTTGCCATCATCATCAATAACAGTGGAGCCATTGCTATAAGTGACACTTGGGGAGTCGGCGGTGCCTCCAATTGATACAGTAAAACTATCTTTCCCCGGTGTACGATCGGAGTAATATTGAGTGCGAGTATCTGCGTCAAGTCTGTCGTGGCTAAAATATTTTCGAGGTACGCGATATTCGTAAGTATATCGATAGGAATTGGGAACTGTCAAGAAACCAGCGGAAACCGTAATACTACCGTCAGAAGAAGCATTGCTGCCAATGCTGTTGCCAGTTCCGCGAAGGCTTCGGTCAAATAATGCAGCATGAACATAAGTTAGGCCAGCCCTGACAATCACCAAATCAACACCAGCAGTTCCCCTGTCGCCATCGCCTGCATTGGGAGTGCGAATGCCAGTTTCGTTACTCTCAAACGCGCTGCTTCTCCTTACGCAATAAAGATTGACTTCCTTCGCTTCAGCTCCAGCTTGAGCGCCTCCTTGCACTTCAATATAATACCCATCGCGTTTGTCAAATGCACCAAATTTTTTAATATCAGTTGAGTCAGTGGTAGTGTTCATTCGCACGCCAAATGTGGCAGCACTAACACGACCAGGCTGGTATCTAAAGAATCTTTTGCTGCTTAAAATTTGATACGCAATAGTGGCACCAGTTCCAAGATTGATTTCGGCTGCGCTTTCTGTTGGAATGTGAGTGGTGGTTCCAGTGCCTTCACTTTCCCATTCGTTTGGATTTACGTCATAAGTGGTGACATCAGCAAAAATGCCAAGCGCAACTTCAGCGCGAGGAATGCCAAGTAGGCTTAAGCTAACTTCACTAATTTGCTGATTTTGAACAGCAACAGGAACTGCTTCTTGGTCTGACGCAATGACAACAGGAAGGCTGTCCTTTGCCAATTGAGGGCCAGGAGGGATTGGTGCGGTACGGCCAACCGTAACAACACTTACGCCTTCTTTCAGTTCGTTAGCCATAGCTATGGGAAGCAGTTTGAATTAGTGTTGCCAATAAACACATTACCAGCAACAACAGTGTCTTGTTTTAGTCTATAAACAGAACCACCAATTGCAGCATCAGTAACTCCAGTCAACGTTGGGACAGTAAACGTGTAAGGAGCAGTGTAAGAGATATTGGTGAGGCCGCTATAAATGGTAGAACTTGTACCATCATAATTGATTGACGATTGCGCTGTGCCACTAAACACAACTCGCTCGGAAGAAGCCAAACCATGATTAGTTTGCGTAATAAATACACCACTAGCAACTGAAGTCAAATTAGAGAGTTCGTTCTCCGTTTCAATTCGCATGTCCCAAGTAATGGAATTCAACGCCTCCGGCACAACGTAAGTCGATGGAAAGAAAACTTTGTTTTCAGTGTTGCTAAAAAACGCCTCGTAAGTGTCCCACAATTGCGCCGTTTGAGCAGACGAAAGCCAAAGTCTCACACGACCGGCAGTAAGAGGCTCTTGCTTTTGCGTGTTGATTGTTAAAATCTGCTCTCTAGTGCCAGAGCTTGTTGCTTTCCAGGCTGAAGCGCAAACTGTCACGTCGTTCAAGTTGAACGGATTGCCGTCTTCATCCTGCAACAATACACTCATTCCATCGAAATAATCCCTACGCAACAGGCGTAGATCGATTTTAGGAGCAATGGAAGTGGGAATAAAAGTGGTCATGCTGCAACTTCTCGATAAGTGAGCATTACGGTGTAGTCAGCAGAACCTGCCAATACGGCATTAATCTTTTCGCCAGAATTGCTTTCAAATAATCCAAGAGGATTGCTCATGGTTAAGTTGCCTTCGCCAGCAATATGGAAAGGAGGCGTAAGGTCAGTAGAGGCGCCGCTTTGGAATTGCACAGTGCAACCAGAATTGGCAGTAATTGCCATTGACATCACTCGAAGCTTGTTGCTGGCCACTGCCGCAATAACGTCACTACTAACGCCACTAGCAACAAATGCGCTTTTTAAACTAGAAGTGAAGGCATCGTTATGAATGACGAACGGATCAGCGTTTGATCCAGCACCAGTAGCCTTCACATAAGCGTTGTTACCAGTTGCATCAAGCCCGAAAAGATTGGCCATGTCAGAAAATTAAGAACAAATAACGTTGGTTTTGTAATATTGTACCATCAGATCTGTTAATGACTTGAGGCGTGGTGAAGTCAAATTCAAGAGGGCTTGTTTGAACCTTTGGCGCATCAGAAAATGCAGACCTATCGCCGTTGACGGTGATTGTGATAATTCTAGCTTGATAAGACGAGTCTAGGACGTAATTATCAGCAGGAAAACGAATAAAGTTGCCAGCAGTTGTTCCAATCGTTATCCATTGCTCATCTACAGTATTTTTAATCTGCACCTCAAACGACTCGATGTCAGGGTGATTGCGTGGCGGATTCCAGCAAACAGCAGGATTAATTGCGTTCAATACTGAATAATCAGAGAACTGCGGAAAGTCCCAGTAGATTTCGTTGTAAGCCATTAGCCGTAACTCTCCAATACAATTGTCGCACCATTGACGCGAGGCACCACTCTTGGCCTATTTGTTTCGCCGCGATAGTTTGACAATAACGTATCATTATCAGCAATACTAAACTTGCTTTCGTCGTACAACGAAGCCAGTATTGTCACGATGCCATCGTCCTCAACAAGAGACGTGACGCGAAACTTCCTGACGCTACTATCGTTCTCCTGCAGCACCCAAGGGGCGCCAGCAACTGGGGCGGAGGACAATGGAGAGGAAAGATTGAGGACTGACGTGCTCCCTGCTCCGTTCGTCAAAGATCGCGTTTGAATGGTGCCATTTGGCAGCATTACTGAAGCTTGATACGTTGATCCGCCAACAATCGTAAATGGTGCGTCAATCGTGATGGCACTTTTAGTGGAAGACACAACTCTTCCTCCATAGCGTTTTCCTTCTTTTGCTGGATCTGCAATGCCAATAATTTCACCAGGCAAGACAAAAAGCCCTTCAGACGCAACTTTAAATGTGACCACTTCCGTTTCAAGCTGATCGCTAAGCAACGTCCATCGGCCAATGCGTTGCGCTTGCCCTTGTGATGTAGTGCCTAAAGCCCTGATGTTCGTTTCTCTGTAGCCATAGCGTTCAATACCTGCTCTGTCTTCAACATATTCCGTTTTGGTTTTGTATTGATCCTCAGGATCGTTCCATGACACAAGCGCAACAGTTTTGCGGGCTTTTCGTGCAGTGCCTTCGTATTGAAACGGCGGCGTGGACATTTCGCCATTGTCATCCGTCTCCTGCACCACATTTGCTGGAGAGAAAATCCTTGTCATTGACTTTGGCTTATCTTGAATCCCAACAATTGTGCCTTCACTAAAATAAAGCATGCCGCGAAAAGCAGCAGCAATTGAATTCAACACTTCATAAGCTTCTCCTCGATTTGTGATGTAGGCATTGAACGTGAAACGCGGCTCGAAACCACCACTTCCATTTGGTACTAATTGGTCGCAGTATTTAGCAATGGAATAGAGAGAATAGCGGTCGATGTCGTTTTCAGTGACAAACTCTCCAGCGCCATATCTCGTATTGGTCAACAAGTCGTAAAACACCCAAGCGGGATTGTTGCTATATGCCGTCTTGAACGTGCCGTTCCATGCGCCTCTGTAAGTGCGTGAAATTGGATTGTAATTGCTTGGCACTTTTAGTTTGATGCCAAGGAGTTCTGCTGATAATGTTGGAACAGACGTGAAGCCTTCCGCTCTAGCTTTAACGCCAATTAACGCAGTGTTGGGATAGGAAAAGGAACGATCCAAGATGCCAACAATTGCCTTGAAGAACACTTGATAAACATGTTGCCTGTCTTCACCGCTTCTATCAGCAGCATCAGGGCTATTCATCTCAACTTCCACCACCCACGGACCAGTGCCAATCAAATTGAATTCATATTCAAAGTCAACTGGTGTACGGCTTTTGCCATTAATGGTTTTCTGAGAAACGACAAAATTGCTACCACCTTGTGGCCTGATGCTAATCGTGAAGCTAATGTCATTTGCCATCACGTCACCATTGTTTCTATTGACGAGATAAAGAGCAGAAATGCCAATCCTCACTCTTAAGCGATTCAATTCGCTACTAATCGTGGTACGAGAAACAGAACCAGTGCTTTTCTTCACTTCAACGCCAACGCCTTGTTCAATCCTTACGTCATCAAAACCAGGCAAGGCTGATTGAGACTGAGTGCCAGTACGATAACCAACGCTTAGGTATTGCTGATCAAAATTATATGAACCATCGTCATTTTGAATTGGCACGCCATCGAGAAACGTTTTCCGTAAAGCCGCTACGCCGCTCTCAAAGCCCTCGATTTCGCCTTCGGATATGACGCCAAGGAAAGACGCCTCAGAGCGGCTTCTAAGCGATTCTGGATCCTCGTCCGGGGGATCCTGCGAGCCGCCGCCGCCTCCTCCTCCGCCGCCGGAGCCCCTAATCCAATCCTCTTCGTTTAAATCTTTCAGTAAATCGTCCATTACGTCGGAACTGCTTGTGTTGTAATAGCAGAGGAAACAATCAATGGAGAATTAGCAAGAAACTTGCCATACAACACTGGAATGGGTCGCCCTTGGTTTGTTAAGTCAGCAGCGCGATCAAACAGAAAGCTTTCTCTCCTTTGCACGTCAGAACTAGGATCAGCAACTTGAGGCTGAGGCGTTAACAATTGCGACACGCCATTAAATACCAAAGAAGCACCAATGGTAAACAACAAGCCACTTCCCAAGGCGAACTTACCTCCAGCAAAACCTGCAAACAAACTACCAGCAGCAACACTGCCGCCAAACGAAACAAACGCCAAGCCAATCATGGCAACGCCAAGCACAATCTTGCCAACAGAACCACCAGCACCAGAAATGATTGGAGCAATGATTAAACGATCACACGGCATCAACATATTCTCATATTCCATTCCATCGCTATCTTTGTCCACTACTTTAAACACAATGTTATTTTCATGAGCGCAAACCAGATATTCCTTAAATCCTTCAATTTGATGCGACAACGCAGAAATCACATCACGAGGAGAACGCGCTACAAATTCATGCTTACGGCCAAACTTACGGCCAAGTTCTCCTAGCAATTTGACTTTAATTGTCTTCATCGCATCATGCTCCGATGGCGCAGGATTTTATTGGTGTGCTTTCGCCAATAACCACCATAAACGCTGGCTTCCGACAGTCTACCAGTTAAATGGTGATAGAAGACGCCAGAAGATAAATCATGCAACACGCCAACATGATTAGGAAAGCTACATTGCATTTGCATTAAAAACACATCGCCTCTCTTTAAATCATCGTCGCCAATTTCAACAAAACCTTGCTCTTTGAAATTCTTCTCAAACATGCGCCAATCGCTGCTTTCCCACTCGCGTTCTTCTCCGCGAGAGAAATCATCTAAAGCAATGGAAAATTCTTGTTTGTAATAATCACGAATCAAGCCATAGCAATCGTAAATGCCATAAATCCATTGTCTCTCTAGGTATGGCGCGTTTCCAGTTGGATCCATGTAGTGCCATTCGTTTGTCCCCATGCAATACATAACCCATGGCACATTCACTTGCTTGCAAGCTTTAATGTCTTCTTTACTGAATTTGTTGTCAAGTCCTAAATGAGAATGAAACACAGCATCAACGCCAATCTCATCAACACGAGCAAATGCCTCTGCGCTAATTGAAAAGCATTGCGATGGAAGGGGATTAGTATTTTTGCAAGGCCAAAACTTCCCGCCAGCAATCAAACCACAACTCTCCTCATCCCCATGCTTCCTGGCATGTGCAGCCATGTCTGCTTTCAATAGAGTCCAGTCTGATGTCATTAGATGAGCGCCCCAGGAAAGCCGCCAAAAGGCAGCGTAGCGTTTTGAAATCTTAGCCTGCAACTTTCAACACGTTTGCCGCACACGTCAGCATTGGGGTTGCTAGTGGCTCTATCATTAACGTCAGCAACTGGCCCTCCCGTATATCCGCATTCACTACTGCGATATTGCCATTGACAATAGTTTTGCGTGATGATGCGCTTAGGAAGCTTAAGTCCCTCTAGGTCAAACACGCTTGCCAATTGCCAAGTGATGGTCAATGTGTTTTCGCCAGTTTTGCGTTCGATGTAATAAATGTCAATGGGAAATTCCTGGGTTGTATCAGCCCCAGGTTCACCATCTAAATACTTCGCCAATGTGCGTCGTC